AAACAGACATCGCAGAGCGTAGTCCTGCGGGACTATACTCTGTGGTGGGCTGCATCAGAGTCGGCACGTCGGGCCCCCGTCCCCATCCACGTTAAGTGGAGGGGCCGGGGGAAGTGCCGTCCCTGTGTGGTACCTGAAAAGGTCCACGCAGCCCTTCTTCTCCCCCCCTTGAACCTTGCCCAACGGCGGCTGTTAAGCCGTTGTTGGGAGTCCCTCCTTGGTGTGTTCGCGTCTCTCGGCGTCCGCTCGGTTGTCTGGGGCACCCACTCGGAAAATCATTTCCGACTGGGTTTGTCCCGCACAGCCGAGTGGATTCTGAGGTTCGCGGCCCACTCGGGCTGTGGGGCCTTGGTGGCCCTCCTGAAGGATCTGGCCGCTCAGGCCCGGCGGTCGGCTGTCGAAAGACACCGGCCGTCTGGTCTTCTGCGGTCTTTCCTTCGGAGGTTGCCACCGTGGCTCTCCTCCTTGTCGGCCCTCGAGCAGCTTTCCTACCTTGGTAGGTCGCTACCCGAGGGCGACGAGGAGGTCCGGCGCCGGTCGCTTCTTCAGCACCGGCGCTTGGCAGAGACCGAGTGGTGTACACCGCCCGATTTGTTGTCCCGGGCCCACCGATTCGGGGTAGCCTTCGCGAGGCGGTACTCTGTACCGCTCCGAGAGGAGCTCCCCTCCTCCCCGTCTGCGTCGTTGGAGACGCCGCGGCGGAGGGGTGGGACCCGTGAAGAGGTCCGGCGTTCCTGGTGGAGGTGGTTGGTCGAGACCGACCTTTCCTCCACCGAGATGTCGGAACTAATGGCGTTCCCAGGGGATGATACCCTGATAGCGCTCAACAATCTGGCGGCCCCCTCCTGCGCTCGGGCCTCCGCACGTAAGTGTGTTGGGGCCCTTGAGCACAGGGTCTGTTGCGTGCCGGAGAGGGGGTGGAAACAGCGAATCGTTTCCGCCCCCCCCCCGCATGCTTCGGTTGCCGGGACGGTCCTTAACCGGGCCCTCCTGGCAATGCTCCGTAAGAAGCGCTGCTTCCTCCGGTTCCTCAAAGGGGACCGGAGGGGTGCAGTCGAAGGGGCGATGGCTTCCTGGTCTCCCGGGGATACCATCGTCTCCACAGACATGAGTGTCGCCTCCGATGGCTTGCCCCTCGACTTGGTCGAGGGCATCGTCGGCGGCCTCATAGAGGGCTGGGAGGGGCTCCTACCGGAGTGGGCGGGGGCGTTTCGGTCCCTCACGGGACCGCAACTCCTCCGCTACGGGCGGGGGGCCCCGGTACCCTCAAAGAGGGGCATCCTGATGGGGCTGGGCACTACGTGGCCAGTCCTTTCGTTGGTGCACCTCTTTTGGGTTACTGAGGCCTCCCGTCTGTCGGGGGTCCGGCGTGCCCTCCGATCGCTTGCGATCGGGGGGGATGATCTTGTAGCCTCCTGGCCTCCGGTAGTGTACCAACACTACCGGGACCTGGTTTATGGTTGTGGGTGCTCCTTCTCAAAAGGGAAGATGTACGTCACGCCATTAGGCGGCAACTTCACCGAGATGACCTTTTGGGTCACCCCTCACCGAACCCCCCCTCTCCGTTGGGCAAAGGGAATCCCGCTCAGGGGCCTCGTGGGTACCTCATCCGACCGTGTCGGTGAGGCCTTCGAGTCCCTCTCGCTCCAGGGTCCAGACCGTGTGATCGCGGCGCGTCGGGTGATCCGCGCGCTCCGACCAGAGTGTTGGGGCCACCTCCGGGCATCCGGTGTGGTCCCGACGTTCCCCCGCTCTTTGGGCGGGGCTGGTCTGCCCCCTATCCGTGGCGCCCCCGCTAGGGTTGAAGGCCCTAAGTGGTTGCGCATCGCCGTTGGCTGGTACCTGTATGGTTCCGGCCATTTGGTGATTCCCCCGGGGCCACCCTCTTGGGTGGCCTCGAAGGACCCGGTTAGCCTGATGGCTTACCGTCGGGCGGAGCAGTCGCTTCGGACAGGTGTAGAGTTTGGTGCACTTTGTGTGCACCGTGCCAAGGAGGGTGACCCTCCGACATGGCGTACGGTCCACCAGGTTTACACCCAGTGGTCCGTGTGCTGGTCGGAGGTCATCCTGTTTGGCAACTCGCCCCTGCCCCCTGCGGCGAGCGGGAGCGCACCACCGACTCGTTTCTCCCGGGGCGTTCGCGCCTGGGCGAGGCGGGTGGTGCGCGGGGGGGTCCCGAACCGCCTTGCGGTTCGGGAGGCCGGTTCCTCGCGGTTCCGGCTGTTAATTAGGGCCCAGAAGAACCGATCCCTTTGGGTGGTGGAGCCCGTCGTCGACGGGTTCCTCCCTTGGGGGTGACGTTCAAC